TGAACTCTTTGTCATTACGACACTTGTAATAAATTTCGTTGACGTCAACCTTACCAACATCGAGCACATACTCAATAAACTTTCGTGTATGCTCATTCTCGAACATTTCAGGCGTCAACTTCAGTTTGCTTATCAATTGAGGGTCACGCATTAAGTTGGATACTAGGCTTTTCTCGGTTTCAAGTCTGTCAATTCTTGTCAAAACCTAACTCCTCCCTCATGCGTTGCCAACGTTGCCTTGCTTCTTCTAAACCCTTTTGATATTCAGGGTCGTTTTTAAGCAAATACTCTTTTGTTTGTTCCTCTGGCACTTGCGTATAATTAAACTCTTTAGGTTTATACGCTAGAATGTCAGCCACTTTTGGTTTGTATCCATTATTAGCAATGTAGTTTTTAGTCTTACGTAATGTGGGTTCATAATCTCCTTTTTCAGAAATGATATCTATCCACGTTTCCACTGCTTCTTTTGTGAAGTTCATGGTATAAGCATTATCAATTAACCTTAAAATAGTTAACGCTTCTTGTTTACTCATCATCAGAAGCCAACTCCTAACTCCTCTGCTATTTCATCTAATGCAGATCTTGATGATTGCCTTTTGGTTTTAACTTTCTTTTCTGCTTCTTCTTTTGAGCTAATGTTCTCCTTACTCCAATTTTCCAAAACCTTAATAAGGTAGTTGATACCTTTTTTGTTCTGTTTACAGTAATCAACAGCAACTTCTACTACCTCTGACCTATTTGTTTTAAAAGACTCAATGCATTGTTCTAATTGTTGTACTTTTAAAGGACTTTGTATCATTTCTAATTCTTTACTAATTAATTGGAATAATTCAGATGTCTCGTCTCTGTCTCTATTAATACTTGTATTATTAAACCTTGTATTATTCTCTTTGACATTTGCGTCAATAGGGGTATTGACAGAATTATCAATAGGGGTATTGATTTTTGCGTCAATAGGTACTGACGATTGCGTCAATGGGTACATTTTTCTTTGTTTAATTTCATTACCTTCTCTAATGATTTCGATGTGTAAATAACCTAATTTAGCAAGTTTAGATATTCTGCGGGATATAGTTTCTTTTACTACGTCATACAACTTCGCAAAGTAACCGTTTCTTGCTGTGCAGTAGCCGTACTTATTGCTTAACGATGTGATTTCAGCGAATAATAACTTTTCGCTGTCTGTAAGTCGGTTATCATATCTTACGTTTGCTGTAATGATTGAGTAGTAACTTGGTTGGTCAGTCATTTACATTCTCCTTTCTGGTATAATTTTTCTGAATGCTTTTGCATCAGATTGGGAGGTGATGAATTTTGTATTGAAATAGAACAATCGATATCTTAAATATAGTGTTGCCTTTGCTAAGTGTAATAATTTCGTTTTTACTGGGATGGTGGACTAGCAAACATACTTTTAAAGAGGAATTTGCTAAAGATAAGTATTTAGAGTTTCATAATGAAGTTATTAAACAGTGTTATAGATTGCCAAACCATTTTTTAGTTAATTTCGAGACTCTTTATAAACTTAATAATGAGGATATTTTTTCTAAAACTTTTTCAGAAAACTTGATTTTTTTAGATGATTCTAGGATCGAAAAATGGATAAAATTCAACTATGTTTTGAGAGTTTATGAAACCGAATCCACGCGCATTCCAATTAAAAACGAAATATTGCTACCACTACTAAACTACTATTCAGGTATTATCATTTTAGAAACATTGGAAGAATCAAAAACAATAGCGCGAAAATTAAACTTGCCAGAAGTAGCAAAAGAGCTAACTTCAACAATGTGTGATGAATCGTTTTATGAACAAAAATTACCAACACGAAAAGTAGCCCGAGAACATAACCTAGAATATTTAATGCCTCACTTTTCATAATCCTCACCTCTAGCATTCCTAATCTCCTCCGCCAAGACGACGATTAGGAGTGCTAATTTTATAACTTGCAATCTATTCAATTTGATTTCTCTCCTTTCAACATTTTATTAAGTCGCTCATCCACATCGACCCAGCTATCATGCAAATGGTACTTGTCGTTAAAACTGTCCATTCCTATTTTGTGCTGCTCTGTGTGATGTTCACGGCATAACGCTAATACTTGATTGCCGTAGTGATTTATCTTAGTTCTGTCACGCCCACGTCCTACCGCATATCTATGTGCTAAATCTGAATGAGGTTTACCACATATAACACAGTTTCTATTTACTGTTGACCAGTAGAGTTTTGATTTATCCCCTTTTAATAATTCACTTGTCTTGTAGCTAAGGGCTATTCCATTTTCAAACACCCAATCCAATATGATGTCGATGATTTGCGAAGCTTGTGTTCGAGTGCAATTACTAAGTGATATGGGGTTGTCATATCCATGATATGTTCTTGTACATTCGATAAACATATGCCTCATATAGTCCATAGGTTGGCCCGTATGCTCTTCTATATCTTTGACTAAGGCAAATATCTTACGGCGTTGTTTGTCAGTGATTTGGAACGGATCTAAGACGTTAACATCAACTTCTACATCGAATCCGTTATCGAGTAGTAGCGTTTCCTTATCGCCTAATTCAACACCCGAGATGACAACAGTTGTTGTGCCGTCATCTTGAGTGATGTAGCTTGTAATTAAAGGCATCTAATCACGTCCTAGAAAGGTAAATCGTCGTCATCGATACTAGCGTTATCAAAAGGATTATTACCTGTTTGTGTTTGTCCGTTTTGTTGTTGGTTATTCTGTTGGTTGTTATTCTTTGGGTCTAGAAATTGAACACTGTCACAAACGACTTCAGTTACATAAACACGTTGACCTTCTTTGTTTTCGTAACTGCGTGATTGCATCCGTCCATCAACGCCTGCTAAGCTACCTTTACTTAAAAAGTTTTTGACGTTTTCAGCTTGCTTGCGGAATACAACGCAATTAATAAAGTCAGCTTGTTGTTCTCCATCTTTATTTTTGAAATTGCGATTTACCGCAAGTGTGAATGTTGATACGTCTACGCCTGATGGCGTCGTTCTGAATTCAGGGTCTTTTGTTAATCGTCCTACTAATACAACTCTGTTAAGCATTATTCATTCTCCTTATATTTTTTCGCCATAGTTTGAATTTTGTTGATTGTGTTTACTGCTTGTTGTTCAGTCATAGCAGTGTAGTTTTGAATGCCAAATGTCTTTTCTGCTTGTTGTTGGGTAACATCTTTATTTAGTGACTTCATTAGTTCTACAAAGTTAAGTACCTCTTGTTTTAAAGCACCAACTGTTTTACTACTTGCTTTAGGCTCTGATTTACTTTGTTTTCCACTTGCTGCAATACCGTCATCGTCTTGATCACTTGTGATTCCGAAAATAGCAGATAATGAGTAACGTTTGAGGTAACTAATCAACGACCCAGCACCTTGTGGTGTGTTCTTTTCTGCATTCATAAATACGGGGTCGTACTCGATGTATTCGCCACTTTCATGCATAAGCATTGTAGCTACTCCTACACGTCCATCACTGTCATTTAAAGCCCACTGTGTGTAAGACAAGCCGTGAGGTGTTGCAGCCTCGTCAATAGCCTCTACGATGTTCTCAAGAGGTACATATTTTGATTTGAAGAAAGGATTATTTTTATCTTTGAGTGGCTGTTTAACTTGTTTACGGAAAGCAACCATAGCTTTGTTGATTTCAACAACTGATTCAGATTTGTTCATTACTTAATCACCAAACTTTCACTTTCACGAAGTTCTGCACCCTCTACTGTGATGCCTGCTTTAATATCTTCTTTTATTTGTTTTTTATTCAATTTCGGCGCTTGTGATATCCAGTAATCACTATCAATCACCTTTTCATTAGTTACGTATACGCTAGGTGCATTCTTGCGCTTATAAATATAGTTTGTGGGGGTTCTGAACTTCTGTAATCCTTGTACATCTAACATGTCTTGTAGGTAGTTTTTTAGTCTGTCAGAGAAGTTTTGTTTCTGTTGTTTAAGTCCTTGCAGGCGCTTAATTTCTTTGTCGATGGCATCTACATCAGCGTCCACGCTTCGCTTTAATCCAATTGTATTGTCGACTTTTACATTCAATTCGACTTCTATTGAATCTAATGTGTCTTTTAAATCTTCAGGATTCATACCTTGTTCGATTAAATCAAGCACTTGTTGATAACTTGTTGATAATTGAAATAAATTACTCATCGAAATCCTCCTAACAGTTGATTCATAATGTGGTCGTACTCATCGACGTTATCTTCAATCCATGTACGCGCATCTTGCGTTAAAAGGTCAGTAGCACTTTCTATACCAGATATATCACTTATTTTGATTTCACTTACCGTATTATCGTCACGATCTTGAATCGTTACGTCGACGCCGAACTTAGTTTTAGCGACGTACATGTAAAACTTAAATCCATCTATCGTTATTGTTTTCGAAAATTCTTGTCCAATTTCGTAATACATTTGCGTTTTCCTCCATTTTTGGTAGAATGGAATCGGAATCTTGTGCAAAAATTCCGACTCATGACTGTTTGCTAGCTGCACCTAGCATTCAGTCTTTTTTAATGTGTTGATAACATATTTAGCTACGTAGTAACTAGTAACTACACTACTTATTGATACAAAAACTGTTGTTGTGAAGTATGCTTCGAATGCGAATACAGTAGTAATGACGAATGTGGTCACCATTGCTAGGATTAAAGCAATCATTTTGTCTACCATAAATCCGTCTCCTTTTTTAAAATATTCTCTCTAATGAATCTCAATGCAGGTTTCACTTCGATGTATCGTTTGTTGCCTTTCCCAAAGCGGTACATGCATTCTTGTTGAAATTCTTTGTTGCTATAAACGTGTTTCTCGAGATCATTTCGAGAAATCCCCGAAACCTTGATAAATTCCTTTGCATCTGCAAAGCCGATGAATTCCATTTTGTGTTCCTCCTTTACTTATTCAACACCCACATTCAACAGACGGTCATCGCAATGACTATTGAATGTATTTTTAGCGCCGCTCATATCATCGCCAGCTCTCGCTCACATCTGCTCAATGTGGGCGTTGAATATATTTAGTTGTGCTATACTTTTCTTATCTCCTTATGAAAGGAGGTGGAAAGTGTGAGTTTAAAAATGTACTGCTACTTGTTTTCGCTTTACCTTAAAGGCCGGTTAAAACACAAGGATAATAAAGCTATTGATCGTTTATTAAACAAAAATTACATCTATCAAAAAATTGTGGATTTTGAGGGCTATTTTCCTATTCATGACGATTACGTCTATATCTCTGATGAAGGTAGAGAATTCTTCGAAAACTTTAATTTAAAATTTGCAATACCACTGCTACTATCGACATTATCGTTGCTAGTATCGATAACAGCGTTGGTAATATCGATTGTGTCTTAAAATCTTCTTTCGGTCGGTTATTTTCATTTAAAGCCTTAATTAAATAGCCGACTGAACGATTGTAATCTGCGTTCCCTCTTCTTAAAGCGAGAAATAATAATTTTGCTTTTGTTAAGTGATAATTTTTGTCATTTATTATCGACATTAATTCCTTTTTATGTTCTTCGTTCATAATGTCCTCCTTTATGTTGGTTGTTCGATTGTGGGTTTTGTTCATGAATTTTCTGCTATACTCCTGTTAAGGAGGTGATAAGTATGAAATTAGATTATGATTGTGTTAGACATCTTTTGTTAGAAATTGAATCTAATAAAAAACTGGGCGAACCACTCACCGAATATAATTTCAAAGATAATATTGTATTTGGAAAATATGATTTTGAAACGGTAATGTATTCTTTGTTGAAATTGAAAGAAGCTAATTATGTTAATGTCTCTTTGAGTTGGGAATCAGGACATGTTATAGGTTATTTAATAAATGATATTACTTGGGCGGGCCATGAGTTTTTGGATAATATTAGAGATAATAAAACTTGGTCCGAAGTTAAAAATGTTGCTAGCAAAACCTCTAGTATGTCATTAACTCTTATGAGCAAATTGGCTTTTCAGTATCTTTCTCAAAAATTCAATCTATCTTAAACTCGGTACCATCAACTAAAGCGTAAAAGTTACTTTTTAAATATGGATGGTTTTTTAAGGTGTTATCGATGAATATTTCTTGAGTCATTAAGTCATAACCTTCATTTACTTGTAGGTCTAACGGTCGTCTATTACCTGCTTCATCATAGTAGTAATAGATGACTTTTTTGTTTTCCTCTTGCATTGTTTGTCCTCCTTAATTTGGTTGTTCGATTGTGGGTAGGATGTCGTTTTCTTTTAGTAAGTCATAAATGAACAATCTACCTTTTTGCGTCCACTTAGTGTTCATACGAACCGATGTGCTACCGTCTTTATGTTCAATCTCCGTTGTAGAAGAATGTGTGTAACCTTTGTCGTGTAAATTTGAATAAAGTAACCATTGTCCTGATTGTTTATACTGAACCCTTAAATCGTGTAATAATTTGTTTAGCGCTTGGGCTGACATACCATAATCTTTTGCAATTTGTCCGACTGTAACTAAACTCTTGTTATTTAAAATAGTGTCTAAATAAGATGCTTTCGGTTCGTATTCAGCAATCTTTTGTTTTTGCATGTTGTTTTCTAGTTGTAATGCCTGTTTTTCTTTCTGTTCTTCAATCCAAAGTTCAGCACGTTTAACTGGGTCATCTATCATGTAACTTGCTGTAGGCTGTTTAATTTGTCTTTCCATTTCGTTAAATTTGTTGATGTACGCCATTTTGAATTCGTTGTGACCTTGAATGTTAAACATATAGAGGGTAAAACCATCTTTGGTTAATAGATATTCTCTATTTTTCTTTCCGTTTTTAGCTTTATATTGATTTGGAATGAATAGAGCCGAAATGTCGGCTGTACTATTTTTAGCAACCTCATCAATTCCTTCTAATACATGTTTGTGTTGTCTACCTAATTCATTAGCTACTACTCTACTAGAGACTACTGCTCCTAATTCTGAATTGTTTTCGATTTTGACTTCTTGTAATAATTGCATTATTTGTCCTCCTTAAGTTTTTACAGCCTCTTTTCTCATTTTCGAGAAATACTGAACATAAAAATATTCATCTAATGAAATATCAAGCACATCGCATACTCTACTGGCTTCAGCTAAAGTAAAGTCACTTTTATTTCTGTTTATTTTTTGACTAAAACGAGCTGGTGCCATTCCGATATCTTTTGCTACTTGTTGATGTTTAATATTCCTATCTTCCAGAAGCAATCTCAATTTTTTGTATCTTCTATCATTCAATTTTCTCACCTCTCATTTCTCAATTATGAGATTACACTACTGATTTTACATTCCCATTTATGAG